CTTTTTAAAATTGGTGGGATGCAGGGTGTAGAGACCCTCGGAGAGGCAATCACAAACCCAATCGACACCAAATATCAGAAATTTTTGAAAGAAGGAAAATTCTAAAATGAAACTTACAAAAAATAAATTAAAACAGATTATCAGAGAAGAACTTGAAAATGCAATGTCGGAAACTGGAAGACCTAAGACAACAGAGGCATCTCGTGAAGCCAATAGAGCTGTGACAGATCAATACGACGAGGTGAGAAGGGCCGAAAAAGCTCTTAATGCGGCCAAAGAGGAAGAAGAAAAGGCAACGCGGGAAGCCTCCCATAATGCGCTCAGCATGTCCGGTGGTGGTTATGACGACTACTCCGACATGTTTATGTATAAAAGTAGAGCGAGACTGGCAGCCGCCGAAGCTGTCTACAAAGTAGCGGTTGCAACATATAAGAAAATGCAAAAAAAATAAAATCTGGTAAATAAAACAAGAACATTAAATGTCATACACACTATCTAAAAAAGAGATAGTAGCCGAAATTTTAAAATGTGGAAAAGATCCCGTTTATTTTATCGATAACTACGCTAGAATCTCTCACCCCATCGACGGATTAATTCCTTTTAAGACTTATCCTTATCAGGCTGACTTGCTTCGAGATTTCAACGATTATAGATTTAATGTAATCCTCAAAGCTAGACAGCTCGGTATCTCAACAATCGCAGCGGGTTACATCGTATGGTTGATGTTATTTCATCGAGATAAGAATATTCTCGTAATGGCAACAAAGTTTAAAACTGCCTCCAACTTAGTGAAAAAAGTTAAGGCAATCATGAAGAACTTGCCAGAATGGATCATTATATCAGAAATTTCAATTGACAATAGGTCGTCTTTCGAATTAACAAATGGGTCGCAAATACAGGCCGCCTCGACATCCGGCGATGCCGGTCGATCCGAAGCTCTTTCTCTTTTAGTGATTGATGAGGCAGCCCATGTCGAAAATTTGAACGAATTATGGGCTGGCTTATATCCCACTATCTCAACCGGTGGTCGAGTTATTGCTTTAAGTACCCCGAATGGTGTGGGTAACTGGTTCCACAAGACTTATGTTGCCGCCGCTGAAGGGTCAAATGATTTTCATCCCATAAGTTTGTCATGGGATGCTCACCCTGATAGGGATGATGAGTGGTTCAATAAAGAAACTCGAAACATGTCCCGCAGAGAAATAGCACAAGAGCTTGAGTGCAACTTTAATACATCTGGAGAGAGTGTGATTCACCCAGATGATATCGCTTGGATTGAGACAAATGTCTGTGATCCTAAATATAGGACCAGTTTTGACAGAAATTTGTGGATATGGGAAGAATATGATGCATCCTGCTCCTATTTGCTTGTAGCTGATGTGGCCCGTGGAGACGGCGCGGACTATTCCGTGTTCCATATCATAAAATTAGAGACAATGGAAGTTGTGGCTGAATACCAAGGAAAGCCAAATCTAGATATGTATTCAAACATCCTAATGCAGACAGGAAAAGAATATGGAAATTGCCTTTTGGTGGTTGAAAACATCGGAATCGGAATATCCATATTGGAAAAGCTCATCGATCTTCAATATCCTAATCTGTATTATTCTGTTAAAGGTACTCATGAATTTCTTGAGAGCCACCAAGGAGAATCTAGCAACTCTGCAGTGCCCGGATTCACTACCTCATCAAAGACTCGTCCGTTGATTGTCGCAAAACTAGAAGAATTCATTAGAAACAAACTAATTAAGGTATATTCGGTCCGCTTTTCAAATGAATTGCGAACTTTTATTTGGCATAATGGCAAACCCCAAGCAATGAGGGGATACAATGATGACTTGACGATGGCCTTGGCTATTGCATGTTGGGTCCGCGACACAGCCCTAACTGTTAACAAGAGAGAAGTGGAGTACAAAAAAGCATGTTTGAATTCAATAATGAAGGTTAATACAAAAGTCAACACTACAATTCCAGGAATGAGTGGCTATAATAGGAAGGAAGCCTTGGATGAGAAAATGTTTAAAGCAAAAGAAGATTATACAAAATACTCGTGGCTAATTAAAGGATAGAAAAATGGCAGATCAAAAAAACAACCCAAACAACCCCCAATCAGAATTATTTAGGCGATTAACTCGCCTTTTTTCTGGGCCAATTGTCAATTGGAGAACCCAGATGAACCGCAAGATCCGGAGAACCGCTCTGGATAAATATGCAACTCAATTTACATCTGCTTCGGGTCAGCAATTTAGAAAAGCAGAGTATTCCCCCTTTGATGTTATGCATTCAAAGATTATGGCACAGCAAAATCGAGCCGAAAGATATGTTGATTACGAGCAGATGGAATATATGCCCGAAATCGCCTCGTCTCTAGATATTTATGCTGATGAAATGACAACACACTCAGCTCTGTCTCCAATGATGCATATTGATTGTCCAAATGAAGAGATCAAGGCTGTTCTGTCTTCTCTTTACGAAAATGTTTTAAATTTGGACCACAATCTGTTTGGCTGGTGTCGCTCTATGTGTAAATTCGGAGACTTTATTCTCTATTTAGACATTGACGACCGAATCGGGGTCAAGAATGTGATTCCGATTCCACTTCGAGAAGTAGAGCGCCTCGAAGGTGAAGATCCTACAAATCCAAATTATGTACAATATCAATGGAACTCCGCAGCCATGACATTTGAAAATTGGCAAGTGGCCCATTTTAGAATTTTAGGAAATGATAAATATACACCCTACGGAACATCCGTCTTGGACCCCGGCAGGAGGATCTGGAGGCAGCTTGTCCTGATGGAAGATGCTATGATGGCATACCGTATCGTGAGATCTTCAGAGCGCCGTGTCTTTTATATTGATGTAGGAAATATTGCCCCGCAAGATGTGGATAATTTCGTGCAGAAAACTATTACCTCCATGAAAAGAAATCAAGTGGTAGATGCCAACACAGGCCGTGTTGATTTGAGATATAATCCACTTTCTGTAGAGGAAGACTACTTTATTCCCGTTCGAGGCGGAGAGTCCTCCCGAATCGAACCGCTACCCGGTGGAAATTTCACAGGCGATATAGACGATGTTAAGTATCTTAGGGATAAAATGTTTTCAGCTCTAAAAATACCAGTAGCATATCTCTCCAGTGGCGAAGATGCTGCAGAAGATAAGACAACTTTGGCACAGAAAGATGTTAGGTTTGCAAGAACCATTCAGCGTTTACAAAGGTCAGTAATCGCGGAGCTGGAAAAAATTGGAATTATTCACTTGTATACTCTCGGTTTCCGTGGGGATGATTTGGTTAGTTTTAGGTTAAAGCTCAACAACCCATCAAAGATCGCCGAATTACAGGAGCTGGAGCACTGGAAACAGAAGTTTGACATCGCCGGCGGTGCAACAGAAAATTTCTTCTCTCGTCGCTGGATCGCACAAAATATATTCAGCCTATCTGAAGAAGAATTCGTCCGAAATCAGAGAGAGATGTTCCACGATAGGAAATATGAGGCAGAATTAAATGCCGCCGCAGAGATTGCAGGCGAACAGGCCGCCGGTGAGTTCGGAGGCACGGCAGACGGAGGGCTGGACCTCGACGGCGAAGGAGGGTCCCTAGACTTGCCACCCACCGACGAAGAAGGTGGGCTGGATTTGGACATGGATTTGGATTCAGACAGTGAACAGGACGAAGAACCTCTACTGGCAGCCCCAGCCCGCCGAAGAGATGATGTTAAGACATACAGAGATAAGAGGGGGAGAAAAACAACTACGACCCCAAAATCTAATAGTCGCTATACACCAGTGGGCCTCAAAGGTGGAGATGGAAGGACGGGCTTCTCCCAACACCTTTCCTCGCTCGTTGGAAACCCAGCGGGCAGAGAGGTGACACCTGGCGCGATTGACTTAAAAAGTCTATCTCGTGGCATCACAGCAGAGTCTAGGCACACCAATTATCGCCAACAAGAGAGTGATATTTTCGAGACAAGCATGGAAGTCAAGAAACTGATTTCCGAATTAGAAAAAACGGAGAACAAAGCTAATGAAGATGAAACACAACAAGAAGCGCAATAGTGCTTTTATTTATGAGGTCACAATTCGTGAGTTGGCAAAAGCTATTCACGAAGGTGATGTAAAGAAGAAAAAAGCGATTATTAAGCTCATTAGAGAGGCATTTAATTCCAATACTCTATTGGGGAAAGATTTAGATCTTTACAAATCCATTCTGGAGACAAGAGGGGTCGATAAATATACGGCTGAAAAAATCATGTTTCAATCGAGAGTACAAAAAGGCTCAATAGATCATAAGAGGCTTTTTGCAGAACAGAGCGAATTAATAGAAACCCTTAACAGGGAGATTTCACCAGAAGTTTTTTCCAATTTTGTCCCAAATTATAAAGACTTGGCGACTATCTTTCAAATTTTTCATCCCAAGACAAAGACAAAGAATAGGGTGCTATTTGAGGGTTATATGATAGATAAGATGCTGCTTTCGGAAAAAGAAAGACAACCAGATATGAAGCCAAT